CACGTATTGAAATACCGCCGTCTGCACTACCAGAGCCAGTGCCACCAACAGCGCCTGACAATACATAATTATCATCAGGCATCGCAGTCGTAAAATTCACCGTGTAATCGCCAGTACCATTATCTGTTATAGAACTTACGTTACCACTAGCACGAATAGCTACAGTACCCGTGCCGTTGAAGTTTACCCATGCACGAGCCGCATAAATAGGAGCTGAGCCATTCTGTGCCCCACTTAACTTTGCAGCGGTAATGTTTGCGTCTGCTATCTTTTCAGCAGTAATGCTTGCGTCTGCTATCTTGTCAGTAGTAACCGCATTAGTTTGTATCTTTGCTGTGCTAACAGATAGATCACCAATAGTAATACTTTGCAGTGTAGTACCAGCCGCTGTATATCCAGCAGGGCTTTGTTCAACGTTGTTAACTACTACCTCAATGTCGTTAACAGAGTTAACTGAGCGCGACAAAGTAAATGCTACCTGCGCACCTGTACCGTTAAAGTAGTCTGTACCAGCTATAAAGCTCTGGGTAGTTGGAGTACTGCCCAAGTAAGCCATTAGCTGATCTCCAAGATCGACAATACAGCGTCAGCAGAAGTAGCAGCACTAGTTATTACCTTCAGTACATCAGCATCTTCAAGTACTACCTTTTGATCTCCACCAACAATCACCAGCGAGCCGCCAACAGGAACTACTGCCGACTTAATCAAGTAGTAATCAACCGCACTTGACGTTATATAAGCATCACAAGTAATTGGTGAAGCAGATGTATTAGCTACTGATAGACCGATAGCTGTAGTCTGTGTAGCAGATGGGCAAGTATAGATAGTAGCTGGAGACGTACCTATATTCTTACTTAAATAGTTCTTAAAGTTATTTGCCATTATTTATCCCAGTGCAATTGCGAGAGCCGCAGCAGTACCAGCAGCATCTACTTGTAAGTTAGCTTGTGCTCCAGCAATAGTACTAGCACCTGTACCACCATCAGCAACAGCAATATCCGTAATGCCAGTAATAGTGCCACCGTTAATAGTTGCGGTAGTAATAGTTAAAGCAGATACAGTATCACCTGACTGTATTTTGTCAGTATTAAGATTAATAAAGTTTGCATCAACTTCATTATGAGTTAATGCGCTACCTTTAGCAGCACGAGTAACAATAGTAGACATTGTTTAGCTCAAGTTCACTGAAAGCGAACCAATAGCGATCTTAAAGATGTCACCAGCAGAAATAGTTTTAGATACATCCAAAGGCGTGTGATAAAGCAAGTTACCAGACGTTGCAGCATCCAAGATACCAATCCAACCTACAACACCCCAATTAACCGTACATTGTGGGAATTCAACAGCACCACTATTTAAGGCTGTGCCATTACTAGGAGCACCAAAGGTAACAGCAGTACGAGCGTAAGAGCCACCAGAGACCTCAGTGCCTGTATTGGCATCAGTAGGGTCAGTAGTGTACAAGCCTACGTAAACAGTCGTTGGAGCAGTGTAAGCAGTTGCCCGCAGAGTTACATTAATCAGCGCATTTTCCAGATAGTTGGACATTTCGGACATAATTACCTCACGGAATAAGACATAGACATTGGCTGGCCACTGTATTCACTTGACTGGTCTGCAATGGAAATAGAGTTAATAGCACGATCATACAGACTAGCCCAAGTGCCTAGCCGCGCATCATTCATTAGATACGGTTCAGCCTCACCCAGAGACGCGTAGAGCAGCGCATCAGGAGTATTAGCCATGAATACATTACTAGGGTTTGTGGAGCTTAAAAGGTCTGGCTTTGCGTAGTACAGCATTTGCACAACATAAGCAGTATCAGGAATAGGTGCTAGTTGCATCTCAGCAGCCAATACAGTGTATTGCTTAGGCAAACCAGAGTCAGTAGACCTAGTGTTACGGTAAAAGCTATTAGGTGTCTCGTAAGACAGAGCACCAACAGGCACAGAAGCTACGTGGATGTCACGCATCTCAAGGAAGTCAGTAGGCAATCCCAAAGTAGAATCACCGCCAGTAGTAGTAGCTGTGGCCACTGTAAGCATCTGACGAATACGCAGTTCACGACGAAGACGATTCTCTGCCAATACGATAAAGTCAGGGATAACGTCCGTCAAGTCATCACGTGCTAGATACTTAGCAATTGTTGCTTTTAAGTCTGCGTAATTCGACAGTGCCATTGTTATTCCTCTAGTTGTCCAACATCGTCCCAACCATATTCATAAGTGCCAATGTGTTTAATGTGCATCGATAGTTCATGGTCAACATAAGTATCAAACCCATTATCGCCAGCTTTAATGCAGAAATACACATCTTCACCTACTACACCAGCTGGCCCCCATCCAGCATCAAACCACGGAGCACTCAACTTCTCAAATACAGCCTTACGAATCAATACAGCACCAAATCCTACTGCTGTAACTACTTCCATTCCTTCTTTGCCACGAGAATCTACATTAGACCAATGATGACGCATACCTTTTTCATCTTCAGTCTTTACAAGCAGCTTAGTAGTAGGAGTACATGGTTTGCGTCTAGTTACTGCATTAACGCCAACAATATCAACTTCTCTACTTAGCATAATATCAATAATATCATGGGGAAAGCGCATATCACTATCTATAAATAGGACAGCATCACAACCTTCTGATAGTGCTACTTTTGCTAGTTTCTCACGCTGGTCAAAGATCAACGTGCCAGGCATTGTATAAAGGCTTAATCCACCTTTACCGTCTTTGCATCGAGTAGACGCATCATGTGCAGTCATTCGAGCAAAATCAAATGCGAATCCAGTATGTACTTCATCACGGCAAGGGATGCAAACACCAACTCTCATACAGTACCCCTATAGATTTTCAATACAGCCTGCTCAGGTTGATTTAGCCATGCTCTGAATGCTTTATCATCCAGTATGGTAAAACCTCTCATAATGCCCATCGTATTCAATTTATCCACAGCAGTGAATGGTATTGAACCTATTAGATGAATATCATCAGTTGCGCCTGTTCTTGCCTTATCTTGCTCTCTAAGGTAGTCATTGCGTTTAACAATGTCTGAAATATCTTGGTTAGTCTCGATGATAATACCGCCATCACCATCTGCATAAATCTTCTGGTTTCTGAAGTCAGTCATTTGTCTTTATAAAAAAGCCCCCATCCGAAGACAGGGGCTAGTTTCATTACAGTGCGAAGTCCAAGTCAGCCACGATACCGTGAGCAGCTTCGTTCTTCACTTCCAGAGTTACTTCCGTAAGAATCTGGGTCTTTTCGCTGTCGCCAGACTTAGCCAGATCGTTCGTCATAAACGGACGGAGGTAAGCCAGAGCAACATACTCAGGATCAAGAATCAGCATCTCACGATTACGCATGAAACGATCTGGGACGATAGACAGTTGGCCGAAGTCAGACTGATAAATGTCAGCAGCACCAATAATCACACCGGCTTCTGGCTTGGTGATCTGATAGCGGTTAACAGCGATACCAGCAAACGTTGACAGTTTCTGCTTACCAGCCGAACCAACAAACACGGCTTTAGGCATACCGCCATTGTCAAAGATCGAAGCAATAACAGTCTTCATCAGTGCTTCGGTAGCAGTACGTTGCGTACCATCAGTACGGGTAGAAGTGCCCGAAGTTGCAGGAGCAGCACCGCCAGTACCTTGTGACGAGTTGGTTTTGATCCACGACAGCAGGGAACCCATTGTGCGGGCAACTGTTGACGTACCAGCAGACTTACCTTGATTAGCGGTAATGATGGTTTCCAGATCACGCTTCAGCTCTTGTGAAGCCTTAGCCAGTTGATATGCCTTCTCAGACTTACGGCCTGCTTTGTTAACGCTATCCAGAGTACCGGAAACTTGAATGGTTTTCGACAGAATCTGGGTATAGTTACCAACACGAACGGTAGGAGCCATAGTGCCAGCAGTCGCATCAGCGCCCTCAACAACAGCGTTAGCAGTCGTTGCAGCAGCCAGCGAGTCAGTTTGCCACTCATGATAAACAGCAGTAGCTTTCGTCTTACCAATAGACGAAGTGATAGGAGTCTCAGTTGGAGAGATGTTATAGATAACATCGGACAAGTCTTCACGTTGACCAACTGCGGTATAAGTTTGATAAGTTGCCATGATTTAATTCCTTTAAAGAAAGCGTTCAAAAGCGGCTGCTGCATCTGCTACGCGACCCGTAGACTGTGCTTTAGCCTTTAGTTTTTTATACTGCTCTGCATTACCATCACGAACCGTAGAAACTCCCGACTTCATAATTTTCGGTGCTTCAGATACTTTCTTCGTGATGCCAGGCTTCGACTTCTGGAGCTTGTCGTATTGCATAGCCTTGTAAAGTGTTACTACTGCACGAGAATCATACACATTTGCCAATTCGGCATCTGAGAATCCCAACTCTTTACCGTAAGCGCGAATAGCCTTTCGGACTACATCACCCTTTTCAGGATCAACATATTCAGGAATAGCCGTTGCAAGTTTCTCTGACTCATCACGAACCATAGATTGCATTTGCTGATTCCGTTCCTGCTCTTGCATCGAATGAACCCTATTGCGTTCAGCCTGTACCTGAGCAAGTTGCTTCTCCTTCTGCGAGAGTTCCGCTACCTTTACAGCGTAACCGATAGGGTCGGTTTCTTTCAAGTAGTCAAGATTCGCACTTTCATCTGGCTGCGATAGCATTTGCTCTATCATAGACAGACGTTCTGCATACTGATCTCGTAGTGCTCTAGCTTCCGTTACTGCATGGCGTTCGGCCTCAACCGCCTTGCGTTCTTCTGCTACAGCTTGCGATTTCTTAGTGTAATCCGCACCAAGTTGATAATTCTTAACAAGCTCGTCTAGAGTAACGTCTTTTTCTTCACCGGATGCTTTGACCCGATAAGTACGTTTCTTTTCTTCTTGTTCGCTATCTTCCTGTTCTTCCTCGTCAGACTCATCGTAAGACTCATCTTCAGATTCTGAGCTATCTTCTTCACTGGTTTCAAGTTGTTCTTCAGGTTGTCCGTCTTCGGAGCCTTCATCACCACCCATTAGACCCATGAATGCGTTAGCTGCATCATTTACCGTCAACTCACCGCTTCCTGAATCAGGTGTGGCGTTAGTTGTTTCGCTCATATTGTCATTTCCTTAATTATATACGGAACCGCCGTATCGGACTACAAAATCTTCCAGCGCCTTTTGTCAATCATTTTCTGTGCTGCCAGACTCTCAAGGTGTGACTCTATTTCAGTCAATACTTTAAGTTTCAAATAGCAGTTCTCACGTAAAAATGTATCTTCTAAGTTGCTGTTGGCAAAGCTACTAAGTTCCATATCCTTCATTTCAAGCATCATTTCCTTGAAGAATGTGTCGTTTAGTAGGTTATTTGCCCAATCATTCTTTGTCATTTAGTTAAGCTCCCAAGCTCACGGATTGCCTTCAATACGATGTCAGCTTGACGGTTACGGCTATCTTCATCAGCCAAGTCCATAGCCAGAATAGCTTGCAGTTGCTTAACAGCCAATTCAGCCTCACGAATCTTCATGTCAGCTTCTTGCGCTTGTTGCTTTTGCTTCATCTCTATACCTTTAGCGGTATATTCAGCCTCTAGCTGTTGAGTCTTTAATTGCAGTTGAGCCGCATCATTAGCTGCTTTAGCCTGTGTCTTCTCGCGTTCTACATCAGCAAGCA